AACAGCATGCCGCGACTGCCAATAGTCGCCCCACCGAAGTACGCAAGGTGGGATTCGAACCCACAAGCCACTGGTTATCAGTGAGGTAAACCAATTCCCATCACTCGCGCATTTAGACATATGCTGCTGCCGCTACACATATACCCCGACCAGTGATTGTCTTATGAGAAGCACTGATGCGTTTGCAGAAGGCATCGTACTCGAAACGAAAGCGCGAACGCTCGCATGTCTTAGCAGGACAGCCCCGATCCTATCGGGTTCACCTTCTGTATCAATCATACCATACCGGGCGCCGGTATGTCAAGCCTCTGTGCCGTGCCCAAGACTCGAACTTGGCATGAACTTAATCAAATGCTTTACAGGCATCATCGCGTCCCCTGCGCTCACGGCTTATGCCATTTTTACAACTTGGCTGTTGTCGGTTAGATAAAAGGTTAACCCCTTACCGCACTCTACCGGGCGCCTCCGCCCTGTACTACCCACGGACAGGCATCTATCTAAGTGGGAAGCCTAGGTAACGATCCCAGTCCTACTGTTCTTCACACAGTCGTGCATCCATCTACACCAATCAGCCTTACCACACTATAGTAGCATACTTAGAAAATGTTGTCAAGTGGTATAGTTGCTACGGGTAGTTTCTTTTCTGATGCTTGTAGTAAACAATTCCATGTACCCCGCGCAGTTCAGAGGGCATAATTACGCCGACCATCCCGTTCATATCAGATTCCCATGCTTACGTGGACGACTCTTGTTAATGTCGTTCTTCATTTTAATAATAGAACTAAGGTCTAGTCCAGCGGGGATTACCCCGGCTTCTTGGAGACCCACCCATAGGTCAAGAACTCTGATAATTGTGTCAGCGAACTCAACAGCAATCGCCTCAGCGCCCTGTTCCTTGCGATAGGCTTCAAGAATCTCAGCCACTTCACTATTAATCAACGCCAACTTTGCTAATACAAAATTAGCATCTATGTAGTCTTCCCAGAATCCATGATCCACTGCTATGTCATGAATTTCATGAGCCAGGGACTGCATCGAACTTTCCATTACGCCAGCCCCCTATACACTACTGTTCCGTCTTTCATTACCCCTAGATTCATTCGATATACATGTCCTTCCTTGATCTTTGAGTATGCCGATAAAAACTCCTTAGAGAAGCAAACCACCTTCCCCATCTCCCCCCGCTCATTGAGCAGAACCATATCCATCATCTTTTTACCTGCTTTGGTGGTTCTCATCTTCAATGCTACCACGTAGTACTCGCCGCCGTCAAGGGGTATCTCCCTCAGGTTCAGGTACTTGACAAACCCGTGCTTCATATCTGTAATCTCATTGGCAGGGATCGCCTTGAATATCCTATTATCGGACAGTAGAAGGAGGTACACCTTACCAGCCTCGATCTCAGTCTGCTCCTTATCAAAAGCGCTGCCCGATCCAGACTTATCTACGAATTCTACTCGTGACCATCCCTTACCCCGCTTAATATTTCTTGCCAAAGCAAATACGATACCAATATCCCCCTCTTCGTACTCGTCTAATGGAGTCAGTCTAGAGTAGTAGTGCTCAGGGAGTTCTGTTGTAAATTCTGGAAGATTCAACACCTCGTACAGGTGTTCACGAATTTCTGAGCGGCTGGCGGGCTTGTCAGGAAACGCTACCGCCCCAACCTTCCTCATCATTTCCAGAGCACGAGTATTGACCCCTGTGCCCTTTGCGAGAGTGAACCTCTCTACCTCTGCATAAGTGTTGAACGGCCTTTTAGCAATGTACCTTTTAGCAATGATGTCTGAAAGATATTTGATAGATGTCAACCCGAACCTCAGCGAATCTCCCTCAATGGTAAAGTCAGTATCACTTTCATTGATATGAGGAAGTTTAATGTTCAGTCCAAGACGCTTGGCCTCTAGCAAGTAGTCTGTACGAGCATCCTTATCCCCCTCGTTTTTCAGGGCGGCATACATGTACTCCAAGGGGTAGTAGTGCTTGAGCCATGCAGTCTTGTATGTAAGAAGCGAGTATGCTACAGCGTGAGATTTGTTAAATTGATAATTGGCACTCTGTACAAAGTCATTCCATAGTTTGTTAGCAAAGTCCTCGCCAACGTTCTCTCCAGCACCCTTGACAAACTTGGCACGGTACTTTTCAAAGAGTTTTGGGTCGCCTTTCTTACCAATGATCTTTCTGATTTTATTAGCGTCTTCCCATGACATCCCTGCAAGATTCACTACAGCAAGCATGATCTGCTCCTGGTACAGAGAGATAAGTCCGAATGTCTCTTTACCAATCTCATCATAAACTGGATGCACCGAGTTTACTGGAATCCTGCCATTCTTTCGATCAATATAATCCTGACCAATCGAATTCATTGCGCCGGGGCGGACAAGAGCATTGGAAGCAGCAAGTTCCTGAAAGTTCTTTACTCCCATTTTGCGTAGCAGATTGGTATACGGCACAGCCTCAGCCTGAAACACTGCCATGGTATGTCCGTTTGACAACATTTCATAGACCTTTGGGTCATCCAAAGGAATCTCATCAAACTTGACTGGATATGGATGCCTATTAGCAATCGCTTTCAGACAATCATCAACAACAGTCAGCGTCTTAAGACCAAGAAAGTCAATCTTTACCAGACCCACATCAGCGGCCTCGTTCATATCCAACGCCACCACCTCTTGACGAGACTCACGTCCTGGCTGCGGGCGGGTCTCTACCGGGGCCACATGAGCAATTGGCACCCTACTCGCTACCATTCCAGCAGCATGAGTGCCAGTTCCACGAATCAGACCTCTGAGTTGACTTCCATAAACTACCACCTCTGGATACTTCTCACGAAACTCAATGGTCGATGGAGATGAAACAAACTCTTCCCACGTCTCAATCTTCTTAAGTACTCTATTAACCTCTGTCAGCGGAATGTTCAAAACTCTTGACACGTCGCGGACAATACCCTTGTCTTTAAAAGTCAACCATGTTGCAATTGCTGATACATGACCATACTGTTTGATAAGAAATTCTTTGACCTCATCCCGGCGAGAATCCATGAAGTCGATATCAATGTCCGGCCAGTCGGAGCGCCCAAAATCAACTTCCATTCCAACGGGAGCCTTTAAAGGTTCTTCGTCTGTAATCCCAATCAAGTACGCAACGCTGGATGAAAGTTCGTTAGAAACCTTGCCCTTCCCGACATGCTTTAGATATTCCTCTGAAAGGCCCAAATCTCCTATCGCTTGCAACTCTTTGACCGCCCATTCAGGATTTTTCACGCTCCTGTCTGATCGCCTCAACAAATCCCGAATCTCTGAAATCGACAACTCGACTACCCTTCTTTAAATTACATCTGATACACATTGGCTGTATATTATCATAGGTGTTCGTGCCATACCTAGACAATGGCACTACATGGTCTATTGAATTTGCTTTATTTTCTTTGCAGGCTATACATAAAAAGTTGGTCTGCTTAAGCGCCGCTTCCCATTCACACATCGTTAGTTTTCCAGGATATCCACGTTTGCTAGCAGACTGATTGCTTCTAGTGTAAAGGAGCAGCGGCCCCTTGCTCTTTCGATACTCTTTTGCCTTTTGCTTGACGTGCTCTGCGTTCTCCTCTAACCACCTCTTATGATAAGCCTGATATGCGGGATCGACCTTCTTTCTCAACCAATCTTTCTTCTGATACTCTCGTTTCTTTTCACGGCTTCTTGTTTTCTCATACTTCCGACCAAGAATCTTTTTACACTCTTTACAATGGCCCTGCAATCCATCTGGTGCTTTAGACGCTTTGTGGAAATCCGAATAAGGCTTAACGAGTTGGCACATAGGGCATTTTTTCATATCTTTATTATATCACAGGTTCATCTTTTAATAGGAGCAAAACCTGAAAAAGTATTCCACTGCGACGAACCGCCATCAATAAATCTGAAAAAGAGCAGCCCATACTCGATTGGATCAACCTCTGTAATTCCCAAGGCGTAACACACTAGCGATCCAGCAGCAGAACCTCTGCCCGCCCCTACAAGAATACCCTGATCTTTTGCCCAAGATACAATGTTCTGAACCATCAAGAAGTATGGAGCAAACTTTTTCCTATGGATAACATCTAATTCTTCATCAAGCCTATCAAAATACTCCTTCGATGAGATTCCCATCCCTTCAAGCCCTTTAACAGCCAGTTCACGAAGTTTATCATCCGGCTTGCGATACCTCACTGGAAGCAGATTAAGGTTTTTCGGAAGGTGATACTCTTCCACGCTGTCAGCAATATCCAAAGTGTTTTGATACATGTCTGGGCGTGAATCATCTCCCATGGCAGCATGCATCTCGTCGCCAGACAACAGGTGAATGTTGAAATCTCTGAAGGACAATCTGCGATCACCGTATAAGTAGTCTATACGCTCCATCATGTCCGTATATTTAAGCGACTCTTCAAACACTGCCTCCTTGCGGACCTTGCTGTGTGTCTGCATCAATAAGGCCAACTCCTGAGCGACCTTTTGAGACGGGTCTACATGGTGACAGTCTGGCGTGACGACCACTTCAATATCCATTGAATCGGCCAGCGCGATTAATTCAGCATTCATGCCAGCCTCATTGTGTGGCATGACCTCTACATAAAAATCTTCCCCGAACTTGTCTACAAACTCAGCAAGATAGTTCTTGGCAGAGGCAAACTCCCCAACCTCAATGGCCTTGTTGATAACACCACTCATGCATGCCGATGTAATAATCAGTCCCTCACCGTACCGACTTAGCAAATCCCAGTCAATACGAGGCTTCTTGTAAAACCCTTCAGTCCATGCCAGCCTATTCATCGTGTTAAGATTCTCAAGACCCTGGTCGTTCTTAGCAATAACTACAAGGTGGTTATAGATCAAATCAAGAGGCTCAGTGCGCTCAGACTTATCACGCATATCAAACCTATCACGAGTATAGTAGGCTTCAATGCCCAGGATTGGCTTAACGCCAACCGCCTTAAGTTCTCTGGCCCATTCGCGGTGACCAGAGAGGGTGCCGTGATCGGTAATTGCCATTGCTGGCATACCAATTTCTACCGCGCGTTGAGCATATCTGGCAGGAGTTCCAACCCCATCGAATAACGAATAGTGTGTGTGAGTGTGTAGCGAAGCATATTTCACTCTGTCACCTTTCCTAGTACATTAGCCAGTGTCTCTGCGGAGTTGACCGCATCCTGTAGTGAACCACCAGCATACCATACTCCAAGCCCTACAAGCAAGGCGGCTAGAGCCTTATCGGGATCGACTTCCTGATGATCCACGACAGGCTCTAGACCGCTCTCCATTTGCAGTGTAGCCGCTACGGAGCGAGCAGTTGTGTACGACACGTGATCCAGAATCACTCCACGTGAAGTGATTAGTCCTGGCGTTAGTTCCAATATCACGTGTCGCAATAGATCACCTTTGCTCATCGGCTTCATCAGATACGGCCAGCACTGAAGTCAGTGAGTACTCGTGGTGCATTAGTATCGAATCCGCAGAAGTCCATAGTGCCCCTGTCAGAAGGGTCAGCAATAGTAAACTCTGTTGAAGCCATACCGATTACCGCCATGCGAGCAGGAATTCCTGTCGCGTCACGGTACTTCTTCAATGCCTGGAATGGATGCTGACGACCAGCGTAGGTCTCCGAATCGGTGATCGTGACGAATGTGTCAATTTCTACACGATTCTTCAACGCCCACTCCATAGGCAGAGAGCAGTCGGTACCGCCGAAATTCTGACGGCTTGTCTTGGCCATTACCTGATCAAGATTCATGGAAGGCGAAATGCCCAAATCAACAAACTTCGTTGAGAATCCCATGATATCGTAATAAGGCTCTGTCCTGGCAAATGTCATAGCCATTGCAGCCCCGGCTTCCGCAGGGGTAGCGGCCAATCCATTACAAGCACTCCAACTCATAGACCCCGATACGTCAAGGCCCAGCAGCGTGCGCTTGTTCGCAGGCTCCACGTACTCGAATGCTGCGTGGAATCCATCATTAAGCGCATCATTGATGATAGGCTTAAGACTTGTCGCCTTCGGGCCATAGTATGAATACGCGCGGTTGGCACAAATTGCATTCAGGTAGTTGATAGGATGCAGACGCGAAGCCTTGATATTATCAGGATCGGTAATAACGTTGGCAAACTCCCGCGCGAATACCATGTCGTTGAATGCGCCAATCTTATTAAGACGACCCACGTTACGAATAGCATTCTGACCACGCAACTGACCGTTGGCAAAGAGTTGCTTCCACACCTCAGGACTGTTAAGATACTGAGTCGGCACGGTCTCCCAAGGAAGATCAGGGTAACCGTCAAGGACGGTTAGAACGCCGTTGACCGAAGTGACCTTTGTCATCGCGTCATAGCCATGAATGATATCGGGAGCCTCTTCCAGAACCTCTCCACGCAAGGCGAACGCTGCGCTAGCGGCATCTACATTCTTTGGGTGGCTCAGGCGAAGGGCATCTCTATGGGTCCACTGATTGCGCTGGCGGTACTTAACAAGTTGATATGCCAACTTATCGGCATCCCTCTCGTACCATGAAGCGACGGCATTGCGCTTTGCACGCCCCCAGCCGCCAAGATTCTCAATGTACTGCATGTACTCAAATAGATGAGTAGAAGTACGGACAATCTTATTGAATGCATACCGGGCGAGAGCCTTGTCGTCACCATCGACCATCAGAACCGCCGCCGCAAAAATCGCAGGCGAATTACGGTAGGCACGACCAGTAACGGAAACATTAACCGCTACATCGGCAACCAACTGAGCGTCCTTCTTAACCATCTTGGTCAAAAACTTCATAGCGTCAGCAGTTAGCGTCTTTTCAGATACGTAATAGGTTCCACCATCAGTGCCAAGAACCATGAAGCGCTCAAGGCGCGCGGTGTCATCAACCTTGAATGAAAATCCCCCGGCATTGTTAGGCTTCTGGCCCTTCTTTGCCTTTGAGGTCTGAGCAGTTGTCTTACGGTTGATTGTAGTTAGTGCATTCATCTTGTTCTCCTTTGTATAGACGAATATGTTAACATGCATCGAGTTAGTATTCGCAAGCGTTTGGCCAGCATATAGATAAACAATGCATTCCGACTCGTCTGAGTCAGGTTTATAAAACTTGTCGGAAAGCCAGGAATTGAACCTGAACTACAAATTCCCAAAATTTGGGTGCGGCCATTACACTTCATTCCGTTGGGGTGTGCAACGGGTACTGCCCCCGCTACGACTAGGATCACAACCTAGTGCCTCGCTATTCGGCTTTACACACCATGTAGCGGATATGAATTTGCTATCGTTAGCCTACATTATAGTGTAGGTTGGGCTCCGTGCCCGTCCATGCCAGTTTGCATAGTTTAGAATCGAACTAAAGATAAACGATTGCCTTCGACCCGCCGCTATTTAGTTATAAGTGAGCATGTTATGAGATCGAAAGCGCCGAAGCGCAGGTGTGATACCACTTCACTACCACCCGATTGTCGGGTGGGAGGGAATCGAACCCCCGATGCCTCTTCCGCAGAGATAAACGATACTCTTCCGGCTCACTATTTAGTTGTATGTGGATATGTGCTGTAAGCGTGCTTGCACCGATTGTAAGATAAACGCATTACTTCGACCCTCAAGTCTATTTAGTTGTACGATAAGAGCGGCTACTCTTATTAAGTGCTTTGTATGTTGGTGTCAGCGAATGGCAGTTGGGGCACAAGACCCTCAAGTTCTCCGCTCTATTATTATAGCAGTCTCCGTCTATGTGGTCAACTTCTAGCGGTGCCTTTCCTGTCGTTGGATTTATCTCGCCCCACTGACACTGTGAGCACTGATAGTTGGCCTGTTCTATAAGATACGACCTAATCGCTCTCTTAAGCCCCTGCTCAAACGTTCCCGTTGTTGGATCGTCTATCCAAGCCTGGATGGTTTCTCTTGTTCTACTAGCGCCCATACATGCTCTAGAGCAATAGGTTGAGTTCTTATGCCTTGCCGCATATTTCTTTTTACAGAATGTGCAAACTTGTCTGCTGTTTAAGCCCTTCTGCACATTGTTATACTTGGCAGAACAACTACGTGAGCAGAACTTTTGTCCAGGCTCCTTGTACTGAAATTGCTTTTGACATTCAACACACTGTTTAGTTTTATCTTTTCGTAACCTTCCTTGCCAGGAGGCTACACCCGCACATCGCAATGAGCAATACTTGGGATTGCTAGTTTCGGTCTTGCACACTAAGCACTTCATGTACCTATTATAGCATACATTTCGAAACCTTGCAAGGGCCCCTGGTAGGATTTGAACCCACAACATCCATATTACAAGTATGGCACTCTAGCCAGGTTGAGTTACAAGGGCATGTATTACGTGGAATCGGAGGGTACTGCCCCCTCTAGGATTGATTGCAAATCATTCCGCTGCACTTGCAGCGACCCCAAGTGCTTCGCTGATATCTCAGTGTAGCACATCTGTTTTGAGTTGTCAAGTAGAGAGGGATGCGGGAATTGCACCCGCGTGAGATGGGTTGCAGCCAACTGCCTAACTACTCGGCCAATCCCTCTCCTCTAGACTACCACGGAATGCTAGATTCCGCAACCTCTTCCTTAGGAGCGTTCTTTACAGCAAGATAGAACTCTTCCTGCTCCGAATACGGTACCTGGCGAAGAGCAGACTCCAAATTAGGAATCTCGATACCAGACCAATCGAATGGAACTGCATCGGGTGCGGTAGGAATAAGGGTCCAGGTTGTGTCAGTACCCTCACCTGACCGCTTCAACCTCCAACTGAGATTGCTTACGCTACCTGTTTCGACAGCGTATTCACGGATCATCGAAAATGTAGCATTGCGACGAACGCCCATAGACCACGTTGCAACATATGGCTCTTCGATACCGTCATCTACAAGTAGATTAATGTAGAACCGGGGCTTCTTGTACCAGCCTTTCTTGCCAGCGGCATTCAATTCACAGGCAAAGCATCGACCCTCATCTTCCATCGTGCAGACTGCCTTACGACGATAATCGTCTGGATTGGAATGCTCATAAGCCACAAGAGCCATCCCTCGATCTGGTGAGTAGTGAGGGGAGTCCTCATCCATCTCATTGACAAATCGAACTCGCACTGTCTGTCCAGACGTGACCTTCAGCCATCGTGTCTTGGACTCTGAGGCGCGAGACTCCATGTCATCTACCAACTTTGCAATATCTTTCAAACCTTTAGTAAAACTCATTATATCTCCTTAAATGTATGTCCGGTATATGTCCGGTGTCTCATATATTATACCATGAGGATGCCACGTTTGGCAAACTCATCGACAATGATGCGCTTTAATGTAATTGGGCTGGCAAGTTTGTCACTGTACCCCCAAGCAACGCTATTTGCTACCGACTCTATCATATCTTCGTCTGTAACTCCATACGATACGGCCATTGCGATTACTGCCGCGTCGGTTCCAGTCTTACACATTGATACCAGCAAGTGGATTAGATCGGTCTAGCAGTGTCATAATTTCCTTATCGTCTAGGTCACCAATATCATTGTACCCTATGGGCACTGGTAACAGTCTAGCACCCCTCTTCATCATTGTCAATGCCATTTTCTTCCCGGCCTCGTCACGGTCAGGAACCACATACACCTCAGGAAAGTATTTAAAGACAATCTCTATCTGCTCTTTAGTAATGCCAGACCCATAAGACGACACTGCGGGTATCCCTAATTGATGGCATCTGATTGTGTCCATCGGAGACTCAAGAACATATACGTGTGAAGACGTTCTAACCCGATGCAGGTTGAACAGTAGATGCCTTTTGGGTAAATCACTAGAGTTTTTGAATTGCTTCCCATCTATGCTACGGCCTTGGAACCCCACTAGCATTCCTGTAGGAGAGTGTGAAGGTACAATAACCATATCGTTGATAAGTGAATATCCTAATTCAAATTCTTCAAAGGCATGGATTCCCCTTTGCTCAAAGTACCCTCGCGCCCTGTCGTTCAAGCAGGCATGCAGCCTGGATACAAGTTCCTGATCAAACTGCTCATAGATTGGCTTGTCCTCCATCTTCCTTACCGCCGCATCCAGGTCAAGGCGTGGCGCTCCGACGATCCTCATGGATTCAAAGTATGATTTACCAGTTACTTTTTGCACAAGGTTCTCTAGACTGGCGACTTCGTTACAGGAGAAACAATAGAATGTACCAAATTCTTTTGATACTTCTCCCGCTGGAGTCCGATAGTTATTGTGGTAGGGGCAGTAGACAATAAAGTCAGAAGGCACCTCTGCAACAATGTCTATTCCTGCGGCTGCAAGGACTGCGGCAACGTGGGCTTCATCATATGCGGGTGTGCTCCGTCCAGAAACTCTATACACTGTGCCTTCCTTCTTCCCACGTATGTACCATACACACTGAGTTCAAACTCATAAGACCTTCCATCGTAGTATATCGTGAAGTCGGGGATGATGTCAACTCGCACTACGTATCCAGCATCGCGCATTGAACTTGCAAGCAGTCTAATATACTCCGTTTTGAAACGAGGAATCGCACTATCAGTATGGATAACACCTTGAACATGAAACCTCTTAATTCGCTTATGATGGTACATATTTACATTATACTTTCATTTCCCCAATACCCCTCCCATAACCGCTGCGCGGAAGACAATCAAGAGAAGTCTACACTAATCATAATTAATATTATTAAAACTTAACTATAGGCTTTTATACTTTTTTATACTTTTTATACATATAGAAATTTTATTGCTTTATTGAATAAGGAGTCTTTACCTTGAAAAAACGCCTAGGGGTCGCTCACGCTTATGCGCTTAGGAACAGTGTCTCATCGCGTTCCGGTTATCCACCACGCCAATGTATTTGTAGAGCGCCCTTTGGCCTGCGTAGCGCTATTGGTTAAACGTCGTCCCATTCTCTATAGTTGAATACTCCCATATCAAAGTCTACATCAAGAAGGAAATCTGGGAGCATACCCTCGCGGTTCTTGCGTCCAACTACTGCAATTACATCGCTAGTCAAATCTCTTCCCATAGCAATAATCCAGTTGGCATCATAACTAATCTGACGCGACCAGGCTGCCTGCATGAGAGAGGGTGGCTCAGTAAGGTCGGATGAGTCGGTCGGGGTAGCACTGCTAATGGCAATAACTGGAATCTTCTCCGACATTGCCAACAACTTTAGTTCACGACTAAGGTTCTTCATTCGAACGACTTCACCATCACCACCGCCGTTCGGAGTCATCAACTGCATGTAGTCAGCCACCACCATATCTGGCCGGTACTGATTGATCTTTGCCCTGATGAATTCTGGTGTCACTTCTCCATCAGAAGTTTCTGTGCTAATGATATGGAACGGCTGCTTACCTTTAAAAGTATTCTCATGCCACTTCTTAAACTCTTCAATATCTACCTTGCCTGAATCGAGACGCTTGAGGCTCCACCTCCCCCTACCAAGAATGGCATATAGTCGGTTTCTGACTTCATTCTCGTCCATCTCCAACGAAACAATAAGCGGAGTGTACCCTTGAAGCCACGCCTGAGCAGCCATGTAGAGGGTGAAGTACGACTTCCCCACAGACGGGAAAGCAAGCACCACCCCAAATTGTCCACCCCTGATTCCGGCAGGGAAACACATGTCAAAACCCTTAATGCCAATTCTCACTCCAGAAGCAAGCCCCTGATTATCAATCAGTTTTTGCATATAGGCAACAGCAGAGTCCGTATCAACAGCATCAACGTCCTTAAGAGCATTTGCATTAAGAGACAATTCTCGCAACCCAGCAGAAAGTTCTTGAATGGCCTGTTGCTGATGCCCCTCCTGAACGAGAGTCGCACCAGTTCTAATGATACTGCGTAACTCTCGATCAACATACTCCGCCCGCAGTTCATCCAAGTGGTATTTGGTAGCACCAACATTAGACTCAACAATAAAATCAGGAAATCTGTCAGCAATGAGAGTCATTGGAGGGACAGTATCATTACTAATGTAGTACTCTTTGATAAATTGCCATACATCTCCATGAGTGACAAGTAGTTTTCCCACGTCGTTTTGAAGAAGGTGATGAACCTGCTTATCTTTGAGTACCGCTGTAATTACTTTACTTTCACTCATCGTCCATCCATTTCCTTAGTCGCTCCCTATTCTTCTGCCGCGCACTTTTATCAGCAATAGTGAGAGCGAGGCCGTCCTTATACGAGTCATAATTGTATACAAAAGTCTGCCAAGACGGCCTTTGTGTTACCTTGAAGTAATAATCTATAACTTCTTTTATCTCTGTATATGGATATGACTCAAGAAGGTTGTCCGCATCCCACTGATACCGCGCCTTATTTCCTATAGGAGAGTGCTTCTCAAAGTATGTGAGCACTGCGTATCGCATCTTGCGTTCTGCCATAATCTACCTTCGTTGTCTCCCACCCCTTGCTGTGCGCCCACCTTACAGCACACAGCGCTTCGTTCATATTCATGATACCATGTCCCCAGCGCGTAGAGAATGATAATGTCCCATACGCCCTGCGGAACTTGACTTGCTTCATACCGCTTTCAGTATAAGCAAAAATCATGCAATACACATTGAAATTGTATCGCTATTCGAAGGCTGTCTTTGCCTCTTCAATCTTTTTGGCGAGTTCTCCCTCTACAAAGCGATATACTCTTTCCGACGCGGTGTGTGCATTTTCCCCGTCGCGGGTGTAGTCCTTGACGCTGACATCAATACGCAACGACTGAAAGTTACCCAAGTTGTGAGTATACCCAATGGCCCAGGTAATTTCAGTGCGAGCCGGTGTTGAAATGAGAACGCCTTGAAGTTCTTCAGATGTTTCCATATGCTTCCAATCTATACGGTTTCTTCCCAAATGGGAACGAAGCGTCCGTCTGACAACTTCGTGTACATCAGCATACCACGTCCCATTCGGCGTGTCAACTCTTGCTTGGTGGGTATGATCGCTCGTTGCTTAACCCCCCCGTTGCCTGTAGCGGCTCTTCGCTCAACCATGATGTCTCGCATCTCATAGACATCATCTTCAGTGTAATATCCGCTCTCTCTGAGCCCTTTTACTCTTTTCCCATCGGGAGTTGGGTACAGCGGAGATTTAAACGATCCGTACCAAATCTCTTTGCGCAACCATGTGTGATGTCTATTAAGCAAGTCCGCTACTCGGACAATAGTATAAATATTTTCTCTACGCTTGACAAAATCAGTCCACAGCATCGTCACAATGCTGTGATCGTGTTGATTGACAAGATTAACAAGGTTATTGGCGCGGTCTTTGCTGTGGACTTTGTATAGTTTGCCATTAAGCGCCCACATCCTACTGCTAGGCTTAACAACTGGAGACTCGTTATAAATCTCCAAGTCGGTCATTGCCCTAGTTCCATGAACTGCCACATTTCCTCCTGTTCTTCATTCCATCTTTCACGATGCCTGGCAATGATCTCTTCGTCCATATCGTCTTGTTTGCGATCATTGCATAGTAGGTGCGCGGGGGCAACATTATCCCAAGTGTGCGTACCGCCTTTACTTAATGGTATCACATGCTCCAAAGTAGCGCTCATCTTATCTGGCCACCTTAATGATTGATCAATTTCATGATCACAAACGACACATATCCAGTTATAAAACTCAAATACATCGTATTTGTCAATCAAGTCCCCGTCTTTCATATGCGCGCGGCGCTTAGGATTGATTTGCTTTGGTAGTCCATCTGGCAACAGTGTCGCAACCTCTCCCAGATCAACGAGCCTACAGTGATAACTACAATACGTCCCATATCCGAACGCTCTGGGCCTCGTCACCGACTGCTCACAGACAATACAGTTGTACGTAATAGACATTGCTGGGCATTTACTTCCACAAATACGCCTTTTACTCTTCTTGGCAGTCATAAATGCCATCCCGCAGGCTTCGCACGTCCTGGGGTAGACGCTCAACATGCACTTGCGTGAGCAATACTTACGCCTTTTACCCTGTGTAGGATGAATATAAAATCTTCTTTGACATCCTACACATACCTTACACACCTTTCCATCTTTTTTTGATGGCCGAAGTTTGTCTCTTGGCTTCACATTCATCACATTATTGGTGGTGAGTTATAAAACTTATTTGTCTGGATGTTCGTTGAAGCAGTTCCAGTACTGTTGCTTGGAACTCCAATGGCCAAGACGCTTACTCCCACGGTTACACTACTTTCTACTTTATTGTGAAAATATAGATATCCGTTAACGGAACTTCGTGTCACGCTTGTTACTACCGCCGAAATAATTGGCTTGGCTGACGGAGTATTAACCGCTATTGGATTTGCGGTAGCAACTGGCGGTGATGCATAATTCGTTAACGAGACAGAAAACGCAGTTGTTGTACCGGCTTCATATGTGGACGAGGGGATTAGACTTGTCTCCGCATGAATCCTTGTTTCCGACGTTTTCATTACTCTCATGCCAGACGACTGATCAAATACTGGATTGTTAATCGATGCTTGCTGATAGGGTGAAGAGTTGACGGCAGAAATCAGTTTTTCTACCTTGTCATTTAGGTCGTTCAACCACTTCACATCTATCGGGGCACCTCTATCTACTGATCCCATAATTCTCCTTTCTCAAACTGTCCTCCACCATCTTTGTGGAACAAATAGTGCAATATCTTGCAAAGTTGAGCGCTGCCTCATATACCGTGACCAAGGGTTTCCAGTCGTTGCTGCGGAATATTCTGGATTCCATGGGAGATACCCCGGCTGATATCCAGAAGTTGACACAGACTCCCCTATCTTTTCTAACGGAGACACGTTAAGATTACCAACCCACCTGTAATTAAACCTATCAGGCTTAATCGTTGTGTTGTCAGTAATAAGTATTTGAAAATACTTGTCAGCAAGAGATGATGAGCGGGGGATGGATGTAGTAAACGATGATGCGCTATATGATCCGATGAGTGCCCATTCGGGGGTTGCTGGATAAGCAGTACCCGTTTTTTGCTGGTAGGCAGTGGGGATGTCCCCTGACGGAGTTGTTTCAAACATGGCATTCTCCATCCATCTAAACCATACATTGACACCAGTAACAGCATATTTTGAGTTTTCTACAAGGTTGATGTTAACGGCTGAAACATATGTTCGTGTCTCTGTGCCGGTCCAGATAGTACTTCGCGTCCCAATATCCAACGACGCTTTTTGATTATACAGTAGTGATCCAGACCATGGTGCATTACTTCCCCAGGTATCAACTGAATATTGTGGCAACTGGATTGCTGACCACGGACCCTTTGCCCCTGAGATAACAAGGCGCGACCGCATAATGTATGTGTTACCGCCATCTAAAGGCTGACTCTCATCAAAATTCACAGACAGTCCCCCAACTGTTGTCTGAGGATACATTGGTACGCCTCTAGGATCAAACATTTTTTTAGACAACTTGCACCTCAAACATTACATTAGTAGGGCTATTGACTTTAGTTTGAATACCCCGCGTCTCATAGTTGAACGCCACGTCATAAGCAACCAGACCGTATGATGAATTCATTTTATCGACATTGGTGAAGGTGAGCGAATCTAAACCTATCCAATGAGATGACCCAGCATTGGCATACACTCTCATTTCAACAACATTTGCCCACTTAAACCCCGCGTCATATACTATAGCGCTGCGACTAGTAGAAGTCTCTTGCAATTGTGTATGATCAGTGTAATAGCAATTCCCACTTGACGTTGTTGACAGGTCAAAGGCGTTAACCGACAATCCGGTGCCGAGCGTGCCAGCATTTAATGAAAAGGTGACATCTCCAGAAGTACTGCTCGTTGGATATATTTCCGTTGGGTACTTTGTCACTGAAGGGTGGCTCACATAGTCTCCCCGGCGCACAACACTTGCTCCTGGGTCAAATGGCAGAACGGTGGCCCCAGCGGACACCCCAGGGGTTAAAGTGATTGACTGCCCAGTTCGTACAACGTTCCACTTGGCGTACTTACCATCCGATGTAACAAACTGAACAGATAATTTAATAGACCCAGGAGCGGTAGTGCTGCCCTGATCATTAGTACTTACAAAGTAAGCCAGGCTTAACTCATCCACTGTGGCAGACGAGTCAAAGGGCAATCCATTGATTTGTCGTGAGACGTATCTGTTTGAGAATGTCCAAACGTCGGGGTTTGCTCCTGATATATTGCTGATGTCTCCCTTTACTACGATTCCGTGTGATCCTAAACGGAATCCTTCTTTTCTGACGCGCCTGTCGGTGCGCACTGTCCAGAGGATGTCATCATACGGACTGACTGCCGCCTTTTCGGTTAGCGCATTATGCTGAAAATAATCTACTTCTCCCGAGCCAGTGACAATTGTTTTTAGCAGAGGCCCGTCACTAGACTTCCAATTTTCTGATGGAGTAAACGTTGCTAACTGTTGCGACTGTGGCCTTCCAGAACCTGCATTCTCCTTGTGGGTCCACAATCCCACCTCTGTAAACTCACAAACAAACGACGAGGGCAATTCCGCAACACACTTGATACTACCCGAATCAGTAGGTAGAGCAGAGACTACAGGGACTCGTAATACTTCATGACGCAATGCAGTGAGTGGAGCAGATAGATGTTCCCCAGTAATAGATGCGTTAGGAGAAGGCCGCGCTCCAATACCTACCGCCAAATAGTCAAAGCAAGAATCTGTGATTCCGCTCAACTTACGTGCAAGGATTCCTTTGCCTACCCGAGTTATCATGAAACCTCAGCCGCTCCCACCGATGCAGAGAATGGCACCCAGTCTGCGGCTATTGCTATTTGTATCTCTACTTCATATTCGGTAGGCTCATTCTCCAAGACGATACCGCGTGGGTTTTCACCCTCCATATATCGCGTAATGTTCATGGCGCTTGATCCATTTGCTACCATCTGAGAGAACTCCTGTCCCAACAGATTGTTTGAGTCATAGGGCTTTACTCTGCTTTTTTGCGACATTGGTGAGTAAACAACGTTAATTCCATCTAGTGAGTCATACCTGAGAATTTTAGACAACTCTACCCCGCCAATGTCTGACAGGATCATGTCTGCCATAATATCTACATCAATATTAGAATATGGCTCAATAACAAGGTCTGGGTCGGCTGCTACAGAGGTGCTTGATGTAGGTGGCTTTTGCCAGGGGGCTGTAGAAATAGGATACGGATTAACCATTAGACCTCAGCCAAGTAAACCTTTTGAGACATTCCCTCAGCGCCCCTTTCATACTCTATATTATACACTACGAAGCGCTTGTCTCCAGCAAAGTCAACTCCATTGCTGTCAGTGTAGTCAATTTCTACTATATCACCTAGTTGTACGATTGGATAGAAGAACAGTTCAATACCAACCAATAGGCGCGGGCGGGTCAACTCATAGGATAGCCATCTCATCATATCCCGCGCGTCGTCTTGACGTTGAATATACTCTGTAGCAAGAGAAAATTCATTTTTCCCTCGCTTTCTGCGATCTATTCTGATATCTCGGTATGTCTCTTTGGCTACCAACGGATCAGACGCTAGATTCATCTCTGCGGTGAACACGTCACTGGTGCTACCTATTTCATTAAAAAGATCATCCATGGTGAGACTTCTTTGATTACTCTGCGTGAAGGCAACCCCTTGAATTCGCAGGTAGTTTCCAGTAGTTTCATCCAGGTTTAATGCTTTATCAGTAGCGTTGAATACTAAAAACTCTGCACCGTAAGCATGGTGCGTAAACCCTGACACAAAATACGTTTGCATCTTATTAAATGTTGGGGAAATACGCGCTCTCAATGCAGGGAATGCTTTATCAAATTTAATATTAAAGTAAGCGCACTCCCTCATAATCGT